TTGTATAATCTCTTGGTGCGGTACGGCGGCTGGAGCGGCCGTCGAGATGCGGTAACTCACGACCGTGTGTACATAGACGCAGCTGACCATGCGTTGAGGCTTGCTGATGGATCTATAAATTTTGACCTCCTGACCCGCATTCCTGCTTTGTTCGTCGAGGAAACGAGACGGGACGAGGCTCAGTTCGCCAGGGTCGGTACCATCACAGCTGTCACCAGATCCGGTCGGGATTTGAGCATCCAATACCATTACGAACCGAACGTACCTCCCATTCCTCATGAGGAGGTGGTACGTCTCGCTGCAGAACTTGACATTCCCATGCCTACACGCGGCTTCACGCCATTTGAGCACAGCCATTGGCGGGTACCGAGAGCAGATCTCTATAAGGTCGTGGCAACGGAAGTCAACAGGCCCGACCGTACACCCAAAGTATTCCAATTACGCGCACCTCAAATTGTAGAGCAGGATCTATTAAGCGCGATGATGCCGTTTGCTGGATTCGGCGGGGTCTACAATGCGATTCAGACTGCTGCGTCTAACAACCAGATGCGCTGCCACCGAGCGGATGATATTTGGGAAAATCACGCAATCATCCAGGACGTTGTTGACCTGATCGACAGATCTTCAATTGTGATCTGCGACTGTACGAACCGAAATCCTAATGTTTTCTATGAAATCGGCGTGGCTCATGCGCTGGGAAAAGAGGTTATCCTGATCACACAAAGTGGCGGGGACGTGCCATTCGACCTAGCGCACATCCGGCATATTAGGTATTTCGCAAATGACCTCCATCAATTGACAGCCGATCTCGCTGCACGGATTCAGGCCATTCAAGCGAGAAGATGATCGACAGCCGGCGCGGCTTACTGATATCGTCGCGCCATTGCAAGATGCCAGGATGCGAAGCCTTGCTTTGCCCTGCAACCGTCCAGTTGGGACGCTGCCGCCGGACTCTGGTGAAAAGAAACAACAGGCAGCGAAGTCTGAACCTCCTCGCCAACTGCTACATGAGACCTGGAGAAACAGCTAGAGGAGGACGCCCTATGGGTGTTATGAATCAGGCTGGTTCAGCAGCTTTACCTAAACGCCTCACGGCGTTTGGTGGCGTAGTCTGGGGGCTTTGCTCCTTCGGGCTCGATCCGGTGACCGCTGTTGTGCTGGGTCTCATCGCCGCTATCGTTTTAGCGAAGGTGTAAAGCTAGGCCGCCGGGCGCGTGCGATTCCGGCAGCCGGACCTTAACAGCCAAAAGGAGCGGTTGCATGGCATTTTCACTTGAGCAAATCGATGCCTACATCGACGCGCTTCTAACTAATGCCGCCTCTCTCATCAGAGAGTCTCAGATCCTTTATGACAACGAGGCTAATGCTCGCGCGTTCGCGCTTGCGCATCTTGCGCGTGAAGAAATAGCTAAAACGCTCATGTTGCAGGCGGCCGGCACAAGAATACTTGCCGGGCATCCCGTAGATTTCAAAAAACTTGAGCGAAGATTGCGAGATCACAAACAGAAGCTGATCGCCGAGACGATAAACAGTATCGTTTTCTGCGCTGGCTTTGATCCGAACGCGGCGGAGATCATGATCGGTGCAGCTGGAACAGCCCCCGACTTCCGGAATGACCTGAAAAATAACTCTCTATATGTCGGGTTCAAAAATGGAATTGTGAGTCAGCCGACCCAGAGCTTTTCAGCTGAGCGGGCGTTACGCACTATCACGCTGGCTTGGGACGCGCTTCAGAATCAGCTATCGATACTAAAGCTATTAGGGCCATTCGCGAACCGAGCTCCTATAAGCATTCCCGAAGTACATCCAGAAGACGTAAAATTTGATCGCGAAATGATAGAAGCGCTTGGCAACGTATACGCGAAAGCCCTTTTGCAAACCAAAAAGCAGGGTAACGCTGATCAATCAGAAGAGTGATCAGCGGCATGCTGCATTAGCAGCCACGATCTCCCGCTCGTACCCGATCCGCTGCCGCCGCTCCGCCAACAGCGCCCTCACTTTTACCTCTAGGCTGTCGGTCTTGCGCAGGCTGGTAGCCGCCCAGGCCGGAACTGCCACCTCCGGCGCTCGGCAAGGCACCTGCACCGGAACCTCTATGCGGACGTACTGGGCCTCTGGCGCTGCCTTACCTGCGCAGGCGGCGAGTAGAGCTATGCTTGCGAGCAACACCACCACTCGCAGGAATTGGTCAGCTACGTTCATAGGCCAAGCTCCTGATCGATGATCGAGGCCGCAGCCGTGCACTGGTCGCCGCCGGTGCGCTCCTGCTGGATACGGTTGGCGGCTTGGTAGTCGGCCTGGGCGCTGGCACGCGCTTCGGCTACAGCCTTTTCGGCGGCGGACTGCCGTTGCCTGATTGCCAACTGCAGGTCGCCCAGCGCCTTGCCTTGCTCGCCGGCCAGCGCCTCTAGGTTGTCGCGGGCCAGCTTGCACTGACCGGCCTGCCCCGCTTGCTCAGCGGCATCGGCGCGGGCATCTTGGATCTGGCCGTGCTGCCACCAGATAACGCCGGCGGCGGCCAGGGCCAGCACCAGCCAGAGCGGTATGGCCTTCAGTGCCACAAGCGCGGCGTTCATGCCAGCGCCCGCCGCACGCCTTCATCAATGATCGCGGACGAATACGGGTTGCTGCCGTTCTCATGGATGATGATGCTGACGACCATGCCGCGCAGTGTGGCCGGGTCTTTGATGTTGATCACGTCCGTGGGCCGCACGCCGATGCGCTTGGCCACCGCCGAGGCATAGGCCTGGGTATCGTTCTCGTTGCTCGGCGCCCAGCGGTTGATCGTCTCGAGCACGGTGTCGATGCCCTTCCCGCCCACGCCGGGCATGCCGTCCTTGCCTCGGTAGTTGACCAGCAGCTTGCCCAAGGCACGGATGCCGTTCTCTGGCGTGTCAAAGATGGCGAATCGGCCGCCGGGCTCCTTGCCGATCTGGCCTTGCCAGTCATTACGGGGGTTGTAGTCGATGTTGCCGGGGTTGCGATTGCGGATGCCGCGAGGTGTGGACATGCTTTTCTCCAGTCGAAAAAAAGCCCGCGCTGTGCGGGCTGTGAGATAGGTCTGGGACCTATTGAATCAGGCTGAAATACCGAACCGTGCCGCCCGGATACGCATGAATGCGGCGATCTTGTCGATTTCCTCGTTTGAAAGTGCTCTCTGGTAGATGGCCACTGCTGAAATATCGGCTTTGCCTGCGAATGAGGTGGTGGTGCTGCCAATCATCAGCTTCTTGTTGTTTCGAACGCGCTTGGTCGTGTTTGCGGATGACGCCTCCACGTTCGTAGTTCGGTTGAATGCAGTGGTAAGCGCGCCTGTGATGCGCACGCCGCGGACGCCCCAATTCGCCACTGTATCGGGGTTTACTGACGCCCCGCCCACTGTGACGCCCCCTGACCCATTATCCCGCGCAGCAAAGCCAGTGAGAACCAACGGGTTAGTGGCGAACATACCGACGCCCAGTGCATTCCCCGTGTAGCCTGGCGTAACCGCTTGCCCGATGTAGTTCGTCACAAAGGCTGGGGTGTTTGCATCTCCGCCTGATGAAGCACCTCCAGGAATTACGCCATTTGATTTGCACAAGGCGATGATCGTCATTTCATCGGTCTCAGATATATCCGTCTGCAAGTAAGCGGATAGGCTTGTAAATGTACCGAAGCCATTGCCCAGGGCTGGAACCCCGATGACACTAGCATTGACTCCGTCGATGGCCCGATTGAAGTTAAACCTGGATACGTCGGTATCGAAGTTGAACCAGCCAACAAGGCCGTTCGCAACAGGCGGCGCGATCTTGGTATTCCAAGGAGCCAAACTTTGCGAAATGATCTTTGTGCCCATGTGTTTTCCTCTTAGATAAGCGAGTCGAATGCAGCCACGACGAATGGCGCCATCTGCTGGTAGTAGGCCCTGCGAGTAGATCCGATGGGGTGAACAGCATCGAACCAGTCCCCAGCGGGGTCGCCGTCTGAGTTTGTGGCGGTTGGCAATGCGTAGCCCGACTCGGTATCACTCACAGCCCAGAGCGGTGCTATTTTCACTTGAGGCTTTGAAGCGGCCGCATCGCGGATGGCCGCGAAGACTTTGGAATAGGACGCCAACCACGCCGCATCACGGACGATGTTCGATCCTGTGCCAGGAAAAGTGCGGAGCACTTTTGCAGATGGCCATGCGGCGAGAATTTGCGAGTGGATGACGTTTTCACCGTCCAGCACGTCGGCATAGATGGTCGACACGGAGCGGTCCCGCACATCATTGGTGCCCAACGCGTTGATTACGATGTCGGGCGTCGGGAAACCAAATCGAGATTGATAAAAAGCTGGATCAAAGACATAGCCGTTGCGTACCACGCTTGGAGAATCTGAGCCTGTGGCAGCGCGCAAGAATGGATTTTTCGGCCAGCGCGCTGACTTACCAAGGGCCAGGTATGCGGCCTCATCACCTGGTGCAACTATCTGGACACGATCAGTAACCGCATAGGTGAAGTCGCCGCTTTCCCAGCCTTCTCTCGCTTCGCAGAGCGGACCTTTGTCATCATTTCCGGCACCCGGTAGCGATGATGAATTGATTGTTCCGATGAAGTTGGCCGTGAGGTTGAGTTCCGCCAGATACTCGCCAAGCAGTTTCACCCCCTCGCGGTTGCCAATGCTGTCACCGATGAAAAGGATATTCAGTGGACGGGCCGAAGTCCCCTTGGTGATTTTGACCACATTGAATTTTGAGGCAACGCGATAATCAGGGCTCGACTGACTGCGCAGAACGATGGAGCCAGAAGTACCGAAATCGCTGCTTAGCCTAACGCAAGGACCAGTTGAAGACTCCGCAGTTGTATCGCTGGATGCCGAGCAAACGATAGAGCCAGCTTGACTCCTGTCTTTTATAAGGCCTGCCACGTAGAGCGACATTCCAGCTGGACCGATGGCCAGCGGACCTTTGAACATCAATCCATAGCGCAGGGTGCTCTCAACAGCTGCTCCCTGGCTTGAGGAGGCAGGATCGAAAATAATTGCGCCTTCAGGATCGGTGAACAGAACCCCGGGGAGGTCTGTGTACTGAAACTCGAAGCTGCCTACGCGCCCGCCGCTTTCGGATACATCTAGTGAAACTCCACCTTCCCCATCAGTGATCAGGGTTCTTCCATCGGTACCAACCAGCAGCTCTACTTCTCGAGTGCGCAATCCGTACGCACCTAACCTGGCAAAAAGCCCACCCTCGATGTCTGCCACTTGGAGATAATCCTCAGCCAGAGCGCTAGGCGCGATGAAGCGGACGATTGTGGAGTCGGTAATGATCTGGTCTGCCACCTTTACCCAGGCGGCGCTGGACGTTTTCCACTGATAAAAACCATTTTTCAGGGGGTCGGTGTCAGCCTGAACCCATGCAAGCTGACCTTCGTACTTCGGTACGTAAGCCTGCATGAGCGTGTAGGTTGCGAAAGATTTATTGCCGATATCACTCCCCAGATCTGCTGCGGTCTGGAGCATATCGGCCTTAGCAGCAGCTTCGGCAGCATCCACTGCGGCAACCGACTGGCTGATCTCCGCGATACCAGAATCGCGTCGGGCATTTACCTGGCTCGTCGCATTGGCAATCACGCCATCGATCTGAACAACCGCCGTTTCCACCAACCGGTGGAAGTAGCCCCAGGTGTACAGCATCTGGCCAAAACGAGCCGGGACCCGGTCTTCGCCGCTGTTGATGATCATGTCGATCGTTGCGGCGTTGTCGAATAGGTCACGCGGATCACTCGACGGGATCGGGTTAAAAGTGTTGTTCGCCATGTTTACTCCGGGCACAAAAAAGCCCGCGCTAGGCGGGCATGCTCGTCCAGTCCGGCAGGGCCGGAGCGATGAATGTGTAGGGACCTATTTAGGGTCAGGCCACTCTCTGTTCACCGCTAGGTCAATGATTGGAGATCCAGCGATGAAATCTGGGTAATTTCCCCATGGACCTTTGATGATTGGTCTCTCCCAGAGCTCGAGGCTTGCCGAGAAACCCCAACTGCTCTGTCCAACGAGTGTTGGCCCTTCGTAGATGTCAACGAAGCGAGCCTTGTACGCTCTGATCCCACCAGGAACCTTGAGTGGGCACTCAAACCATTGGCTGCCCGACACCAGTTGCTCATCAAACCACGCCTCAAATGCCAGGGCCTGAGCATCGCTGAATATCCAGCGCACCGTGGCGACTGTCGGCACGCTCTTGTACAGCCTGCGCTGGACCGTCCTACCACTGACTTTGTTCGAGCGTCGGATTGGGCTGACGGGTGTGAAGCCGTAGCCCTCACGCAGCGGCATGGGCAACGATTTTGGATACACAACCATGATCGGTCCTTATGTCGGTGCGAAGCCGTCGTCGTCGGCGTAGTAGTCGTCTCGGTACTCGAGCGCTGTGAAGTCACACTTGCCGTCGCTGCCTGGGTTGATCTCGCTCATCATTGCGCTGTAACCCACCTGGGTGGACTCGGCGAACAGGAGACGGGCCGGCTCAATTGACAAGTCCGTGACCAGGTCGAAGTCCAGATCTCCGGCAGAGATGCTCAGCTCGTATTCGCCTACCCGTACGGGCACGAGCAATGGGGTAGCCGATCCATCGTGGCGGCGGATCAGGATGCGTGGGTTGGCCAGGTTCCAGTCCAGAGGCTCAGTTACCTCGAGCACAACCCGATCATCCACGGCCCGGGCGCCCACGATCAGCGCCGACTGGCTGGTACCGGGGATGTCATCAGCAAGCGCTACCCGATCGAATCTCTCATAGCAAAGCACCTCAAGGTCAGTGGTGCCGGAGTAGGACCAGCGCTGCGACTGATGCTTACGCAGCGCCCGCATACCGATCCGCCAGGCGCGATCACGATCAACCACCCCATCGACGGTGATGGAGTCAACTTTTAGCGCAATGCTGTCGCCAAGCCGGCACGGCACGGTTTCCTCTGACCAGGTGTGGGAATCGACGTACTTCACATCGACACCGTCGAAATCATCCTGACCAGGCGCCGTAAATGTGGAGGTCAGCTCCTCCTCAAGTTCGTGATTGGTGATGGTTCCGCGCACAGGCTGAACCCCCTCTCGTATCGCGCTTATCAGGCCATCGGTCAGCGTCAGGTGGCTCATACCAGCAGCAAAGATCGTCTGCAGCACCTCTCTGACTGAAGATGACTCGGTGTACTCGAGGTCGAAGGTTTCCCCACGTGGCGTCCAGTGCAACGACTCCAGTTCGTTGAGCTTTGGTGTATCCACTTCATCAGCGGGAATACCTAGGCTACCCAAGACGTGCTGAGCGGCGCCGCTGATGGACCGGCCCCTGGCGTTTTCGTAGAGCCTTTCAGCTACCAAGCTCACGCGCCGGTCGGACTGAGCGCCCAGGCGGTCACCGGTACGGATGGTGGCCGTGAAAATGGTGACCCCCTCATAGGCGGCGGGTGCCTCCAGGCGGGAGCGGAGCCCATACCAGTAGACAGTGTCCCTTGTATTCCCCCCGCTTTCCGGAAGCTCCCGCCTCAGCCGAAACTGCGGCCGCATCTTGTACGGCAGCGTGCGCCGGAAGGTAAAGCCAATCGAGTCCTCTGTGTTGGCCTGGAGTGGATGCGTCTCTCGTGTCCAGGGTCCACCAATGGCAGCGTCTCGCCACTCCACAACAATGCTGACAGAGCTCCCGCGGCGGTGGCCGTTGCTTTTGTACCAGGCCAGGCCACCGGGCAGGTGGAAGTCGTACTCCACCGTGTCAGTCAGCTCTTGCTCAGGCACGGCCATGAACGGCCCTAGCCAGTTCAGGCTCGCAGCCCCGTCAGCCCCCAAGGAGAAGTCCAGCAGGGTGCGCACCGAGAACCCGTCCCAGTTTGTATCTACGGCGCCGTCATCCTTCAGGCGTTGAACTGTCATCGTCAGTCCGTCAATGCCGGTGATGTTGTAGCGGTGCCCCCTGTATCCGATCGACAGTCGTTGCGTACCGTCCTCAAGCCCCGCAAAGGGGGTTCCGTTCTCGTAGTTCAGTTCGATGTAAGCCTGTCGTTCCGGAACACCGCCGGCGGATGCCGAGCCCACGGTGTAAACGGGCGCAATGCCGAAGACAGCCACAGGTGCGTTGGATTGGGACAGGGTGCCGCCGCGGTATGGGCTGCTCGGCTCAGCGATGAGCAAACGGCCAGAATTGTCCTGAGCGGTGAGGCCCATACCCTCCAGCTGGGATGTCACGGCGGCGACTAGGCCGCTCATGTTCATGTAATTCGAGGCCAGTGACACGCTGCGCGTGTTCCCGCGATAGGTAATGGTCCAGACCACCGGCGAGGAGCTGAAGTCGTAGCTGGTCGGCGAAGCACTCGCCTGCACTGACGATGGACTGCCGCCCGTACCGGGCACAGGCGGAACATAAGGGGAGTAGCCTGCTACCACCAGGTCGTAATCGACATCCGTAGATAGCGTCACCTTCATGCCCACGAATGGCGCAAGGTCACCCAATGCTCCAGAAATGCGGTCGTACTCGCCCACGCTGGTCACGGTGTAGCTGTTCGGCGTACGCATCGCGATGGTCAGGCCTGCCCCCCACTCCTCGGGAAATGCTGGGTTCTCACCGGCCAAGCTCACACTCAGACCGCCGAGCACCAGAGCATCAGCTATTACCGATGTTCCCCCAGTCGCTGTCGAGGCCGTATCGAGACCAGAGGTACCGGCGTCGGTACCACCGACTTCACCTACCGAGTACCAGTTCTCCGTACGGACATCACCGGCCAAGCTCTCGCCTGGGCCATAGATCGCGTAAGAGACATCGGTACCGAATGCCGCCAGCGGTGTGTCGCCGATCTTGATCGAGCTGGGCAAGATCGCATGCGAGCCAGCGCCAACGCACAGACACAAGCTGGTATGAAGCTCACGCTGATTCACGAAGCGCGAAACCGGCTGGACGACGTAGTCCGGATAGACCTTGTACCGCCCCAAGATTTCACGCACCGGCTCGTTGACCTTGGCCGTGTTGGCCTTGGCCGGGTTCAGATCAATCGTGTCGCCCTGCCCTGGCTGCGAGGCGCCTGGAGTCTTCATGGTCATGACCATGATCACCGCGACAGCCGCAATCGCCACCGCCACCCAGGCAGCAACAGCCGCACCTGCAGCTCGCGCCTCGGGGTAGATGCGCAGGTCTATGTCAGGCTGGACAACGTAACTGCCCCAGGCCTCAACTGGTAGGGCCTCACCATCGACCGTGATGAAGATCGGCTGCTCACGCTCGAGCGAGAACTCCGGCGCCTTTCGACGCAGCCACTCGACCAGGAGCACCGGCTTTCGTATGACGTGCGACTCCAGGGGTTCGCCTTCAAGGGCGCTTGGGTAGACCCTGATCATCGGTAGTACTCCACGCGTGAGAAACGGCGCTCGAACCTTCGCAAAGGGGTCAGGCTGACGTTGCGTTTGGGGTTGATCTCGAGCACCTCAAGCGCGCCGTCTAGCTCGAGCACAATGCCTACATGGTCCTGGACCTGTCCGCGATAGGCGGCTGCTGTTGCGCCGTGCTCGGCTGAGCAACGAATCGCGGCGGTCTGGATCATTTCCTCGCACGCCCTCACAAAGCCGCCGTCGGCCTTGCGCATCTCGGACCATTCAGGCCACGCGGGAAGGCCCAGGTCGCGGCGCACCTCCAACACCAGACCGTAACAGTCGACGTGCGGCCATAGCCTGCCCCCCTCGACGTAAACGCCGAGGTTGTATTTATCGATGCTCATAGGTAGCGCAGCCCTGGAAATTTGCTGAGGTTGTAGGTGTTGCGCGGCCAGCGTGTATCGAGCAAGTCGAAGTAGCCGGCGGTGATTGAGACTTGAGTAGCGGTGACCGACCCGCCTTTGATCTTGAAACGGTGCGGAGCGTGTGCCGGTGCGCCAAGATCGTCCGATGTGTACACGCGGTAGACCAGCGTCATCCGCCGCTGGTCCCGCAGCGCGGCCCGAATGAAGCCAGATGCGACACCATCGATGTTGCTCAAGGCGAATGTCAGGTCCTGGGTACCATCGTCATTGCGGGCCGGCAGGGCCAGATCCATGCCACAAGGGGTGCAAGTAACGGCTTCGCCCGTTTCCAGGATGACAACAAGATCGTCCCAGCCTTTGGTCATCCAGTAGGTGGTTACCCCGTCAGAAACCTCGAGAACCTCGTGGATCAGCTCCGGCCCGGAGCTCGCATACAGCCTCTTGAGGATGCTCATCGTGCAGCCCTCTTGACACCCCAGCCAGTGGCCAGCGCCTTGGACACATCGCCATTACCTCTGGCCAGGTCGCCCGCGATCTGTCTCTTCGCCTCGCGGATGAAGACCCTCATGCGATCGCCATCCTGCTGCACCTCAACCTGGGCCGGGGCGTAGTTGTGGACTTCCACATTCATGGAACCACCGCCAGGTTTCGAAGCAGCGTCTACGCCATTAACGCGCTGCAGGTACCCAGTCAGGTCCTTGTTTTGCGCGGGGCTCAGCACCCGCTCGCCGCCGTCCAGCAGCCAAGTACCCTCCCGCGGGATGTTATCGATACCGGCGTGGGCCTGCCCGGAAAGGGCGGACCCCACACCAGTCATCAACACCCCGGCCGCAGCCGTCGCGGCAATCGCAGCACCAGGTGCAATGGCAGGGCCGACGTAAGGCACCCCGATCATCGCAGTGAAGGCGCTGAGGCCCGCCATAGCAACCTGGGCGGCGGCGTAGGCCAGCAAAGAGTGCCCGATGGATTGAATGAAGGTCGCGGCGAAGTCCTGGGCATTCAGCTTGCCGGTTTCCGCCCACTCGGTGAGCATGTCCGTGAGCGAGCTGAAGGCCGCAGAGCCTACGTCGCGCATGCTGCTGTACAGATCCATGGCTGCCTCAGCCTGGCTTGCGAAGCCGCTGATGAATCCTGCGGTACCGTTCTGCTGAAGCTGGTCAACCTTGTCGTAGTAGTCCTGCTGCTTGGCCAACCGCTTTTCAAGCGCATCGGTCAGGATCTTGGTTTCGCGCTCGTATGCCGAGTCGGAAACGTCGCCACCCTCGTGGCGCTGCCGCAGGTCCTCCAGCTGATCTTGGTAGTTCTGCTCGATAGCCAGCAGCTCCAAGGCGCGCTGCTTTACCTCGTCGGTGTCGTAGGCATTCAACAGCGGGGCATCCAGGGCACGCTGGTCAATGTCCAACTGACGCTTCACGCTTGCGCCGAATTCGGATACTGCCTTGTCGTCCTCCTTGGCCTGCTTGAGCTTTTTCAGCTGATCCAGCTCGGCCGCCAAGCCCTTCAGGCGCTCCTGCTGCTTGGCACTGAGGCCCGTGAGGTTCCCCGACTCCAGTTCGAACTGGAGCTTGGCCACCTCTGTGGCCTCTTTGCGCTTGTCCGTCTCGGTGTTAATCAGGGCGATCTGCCGCTTGTAGCCTTCCTCGGCGGTGTCGAACTGGCCCAGGAGCTTTTTCGCAGCGGCTTCAGCGGCCTTTGCAGCTGCTTGCTGGTCTGTCGTCAGCGCAGTGAAGCTGCCGGCTTGACCCTCCCGAAGGTTTGCCAGGAGGTCAGCCAGTTCTTTGATCTGGTTAGTGCTTCCCTGCCCAGGCTTCTCATCGAAAGATGCTATGAGGCTGCCATACCCCGTAGCCAGGCCTTCCATCTGGGCCCTTGCGCCGCTAATTGTCTTGCCGATTGCATCGACGTTTTTAAAGGCGTTGTAGATCCTGACTGGTGGCAGGTATCGGTCGTACCACTTGGCGTCGTCGCCGCCGACCATCGCATTATCGACATCAGATAATGTCTTGAGGCCGACACCTAGCAAGTGAATCCCAGCAACGGCTCCCACGGCGAACTTTCCAAGCGCCCTGAAACTTGCCGCGAGATCATCAGAGACGCGCTTGGCAAGAACACCATTTATGGTCGTATCACTCAACCGCGTTGCAAAATTTGCCAAGGTCGGGAGCATGGCGCTTGTGATCTGATTGCCCAGGCCACTGATGGACTGCTCGACCAACCAGTTAGCAGCTTTCAGCTCTTGGGCCGCACGAATAGTTTTCTCATCCATGATAGAGCCGGCAGCGGCGGCTGCATCGCCGAAGCGCTTGAATCCTTCAGAATTATTCCTTAGAAGCGGTAAAAGCGCTGTCGCGTCGCTCGCAATGGCCTCAAGATAAAAGGTCATATCCGATTGACTGACCTTCGCTTTTTCAAGCGTGGACACGTACAACCCTAAAGCTTGGCTGCCACTTAGATTCCGAAACTGATCGGCCGTGACTCCGACCTTGGGCGCGATCTGTTCAAAGAAGTCGGCCATCCCGCCGCCGCCGGTGTTTAGAAAATCACCTACCTTGTCGTTCACGTCCTTGAGGATGTCTGCAAGCTTGTCTTGCTCAACCCCTACCGTTTTTGCCCCCACTGCTAGCTTTTGGAAATCTGTGGTACTGACGTTAGCGACCGACGCTAGATTGGTTATCTCCGAGGCGGAATTGATGGCCGAAACTGTCATTGCCGTTATGGCTGTGATGCCAGTGGCGATGCCCGCGCCAATAGCTGTACCCACTGCCTTGGCATTCTTCTCGATCTGCTTCCGCCACTTTTCTGAGCTGCGCTCGGCCTTATCCATGCCGGCAACGAAACCGCCTACTTGGGCAATGACATCAAGGGTCAACGTGCCGAGAGATCTTGACGCCATTATTTTCTCCAGACATTAAAAAACCCGCACTTGGCGGGTTTCCATTTCACTTTAGTATTCGAGATTTCTCCCGATCAAACTCCTCGGCAGTTAAAGCTCCACTGCTTCGTAAGGCCGAAATTTTCTCTAGCTCTTCATACCTAGACGAACTGCCGACTCTCTGAACATTCCCTACTGGAACTGGCTTGCTTATGAATGCCCATATCAGACAGACAACCCACACAATACCAGTCCACCCCAATAGCAGATTCAACATAAAAATCGCGGTGTAGTTCTCATGATGCCGTTTGAAAGCGATCATCATGGGTAGAAAGTACAGAACAAACGATACAGCCAGAATCAAATAAGAGGTGCCGGTGATTAATTCCATGGCCAATCCCTTCGGTCGAAACCCGCCAATCTACCATCTCAGCGATAGACAACGGAAACGCTTACGCCCATGTAGCCTTGGCGTCCTCCAGAGAAATCGGCCTGTCGTCCTGATCGTGCGGCGTGAAATCTGCAATGGTGTAGGGCACCGGACGCTTCTTGGGATCACGCGCCTGGTTGGCCAAGATCATGGCCAGCAGGCCGGTGGCTCGCTCCACCCGCATTCCGATGTGGAGCGAACCGCGCCGCTGCCTGTACTTCTCCCAGGCCCTGAATTCACGCAGGCTCAGGTTTTCCTTGGCTTGCGCGATCGTCGAGCCACCGATGCCGGAGAGGACGAGCTCGTGCCAGAGCTCGTCGAGTTCGGTGAGCTCTTCGTCTTTCCCAGGTCATTGACCTCCCGGATAACTAGCAGCAGCGCGACGGATAGGTCGCCATCAAGAGAGCCCAGGCGCTTGGTGCTCTCCGGGTCCTTCTCCAGTTCAACCGGGTCAAGCGGGCCGTGAGTAATGTCCAGCGGGCTGCTGAACACCGGGTTGCCCTGCTCGTCGCAGATGGACGCGGCGATGCGGGCAGCAATGCTGTCTTGCTTACTGGCTGCCGAAATAACGTCACTTACCGCTGTCTGGTAGCCCAGCGGGCGGACGTAGACGGTAGCGTCGAAATCGGTGCCGTTCTGGCGCCACTTGATTTTCTTTTCCACCGGGCGACCAGTAAACGAGCCAGCGCCCTTGAGCGCGTCGAGTGTCAACTTCATGGGTTACCTCAGGCGTTGGTGGTCTTGGGGATCCAGGCGGAGCCGCCGGAACGCTGAATGGTGGCCGCAGTGGTTACCGCTGCGTTGGCGGCGTGGTCGAACGGGAAGTCAGCCACATAGCCGTCAAACAGGAACCAGGTGCGGGTAGGTGGGAGAACAAAATCATCCGACTCACCCAAGACCGCAGTCGCAGCAGCGCCAGTGCCAGCCCCACCGGTGAGGCTGATGGTGGGCTTGCTGGTGTACCCGGTACCGGCGTTGGTGATGTTGAACCCAACCACCTTGCCGTCCGCGATGATCGCAGTTGCAGCAGCACCACTGCCGCCACCTCCAGAGAACGCAACGGTAGGTGCGGAGGTGTAGCCGGTACCGCCATTGGCCAGCTCAATGGCCGCCAGCGCGCCGGCGACGCCGACCGTGGGTTTTATGTCCTTGCCATCAGACCAGCCGACCACCCAGCGAATACTCTCGATCGTGTCGTCTTCCGAGATTTGATGAAGGCGCACGTGTGAGGCGTTGCGTGGATCGACGTTGAGGGTCAGGGAAGCCTGGCCCGGGGTTCGCAGGCCGCGCAGATATTTGCGCACTGTGTCACTGAGGCAAGTCACTTCGACCTGGTCAGCGGGGTTGCCACCGGGGCTGAAAGCAGTGGCGCACTCAACCTCCATTACTTCGAAGGTAGAAGGGTTTCCAGCTTTGGGTACCAGGGCATAGACCTGGGTACCTTGGGAGAGTATCGCCATGGTTTTCTCCAATCGCGGGCAAAAGAAAACCCGCACTGGGCGGGCTATTGGGGGTTGGTTTCAGTTCTAACGATGGACCATCCAATCCACGTCAAAGCTGGTTCGATAATTCTTGGTCTCGGGGTCGCGCCCCTCGGTACCCCAGCGGGTGACGTAGGCCTCCAGTTCAACCGCGTCACGGATGGCATCACGAACCTTCCTGGCGGAATCACCAGTAGCGGCATACACATCGACCTGCAGGGTGAAGCCGTCCAGATCAGGGCGCCCAGCCAGGTAGTTCTCTGGAGTACCGTTGACGACCTGCCACACGGCGTATGGCTTTGCCACGCCCTGCTCCGCCTCCCCAAACGAGTAGAGACGCATCGCAGTTCCGCTGCCGAGCAGCGCCGTCACGGCTGGGCTCCGCAGGCAGGCCTGTACAATGGGTGGTGTCATGCCGTGGCCCCCCTCCTCGCTGCACGCCGAATAGCGCGGTCGATTGACTTCTCGTACTCGGTGACGAAAGTGTTGGTAACCTCGCTGATGCTGTTGGCCAAGGCCGGGCGCATGAACGGCACTGCAGCCATCTTCTCGGTACCGAACTCAAGCAACCGCCAGTGAGGGGTGGGGGCATTCTGGCTAAAGTCCCCGCCATTCTTGAGTACCGCGCCGTGCAGCACGCCAATCCGGAAGCCCAGGTCGCCGGTGCGCTTGAACAGCCGCCCGTTCCAGCGCAGCGCAATGTTGTCGGCAATCGAGCGGCCAGTAGCCTTGTCATCAATGCGCTCGGCGCCGGCCTTGGCCTTTTGCACCACCACCTGGGCAGCCTTCCTCAGCGCTGCCCGTCCCCCCTTGCGGCGAATGTCGTAGCTGACGGCATCCAGCTTGCCGAGCAGGCTATCTAGGCCAGTGATGGAGAAATCGACACCGTCAGCCATCCTTCACGCCCTTCTCGACCAAAATCGTCAGGTAGTCCAAACCGGACTTGGCGTCAGCCAAGGGCGGTCCGACGATGCTATACACATCGCCCCGGTACAGGATGCGCATGGTAGGGAGCACGCCCGGACGGTACCGGATCACCATGCGGCCGGTGGCCTGCGCCTGGCCGGCCTGCGCCGCGATGAAGTCTCTGGCCGACAGGTCTTCGACACTGGCCGGGCATTTTCCCCAGCGGGTCACCCATTCAGGTTCACCGAACTCTAGGGTCTCCGGGTCACGCACCGATCGCAGCTCCTGAATGTCGATACGGTGCCGGAGCTTGCCGGCCTGCATCACACACCCATCCGGATGCGGTACGGCATCAGTAGGTGCTGGGATGCCAGCGGCAACTCGGTGGCGATCGTGCCGGTGACCACCTCCTCGCGGTTGGCGAATAAGTGGCCCAGTTTGAGCAGGCAAGCCGCCTGAATGGCGGGATTCAGCACCATGCCGTAGGCGATGGAATCCGCCAAGTCGTAGGCGTCCGCCAGCGCTTTGCGTGCGTATTCCATCTGCCGGCAGCGCAGGGTGTGGTCCTGCTCCGCCTCAGCGGCGGCTACCGCGGCTGAGTTGGCTTCCTTGGCTTGCTGCATTGCCGCTGGCACGTCAGCGCGGGCAGCATCAAGCGCCACCTGGTCAAGGTAAAAGCGGCGGTTGAGGAACTGCATGGCCGCCTCCTCCGCCGCATCGAGCTGCGCCTGGACCAGCACCTGGTCGTCAGGCTCGGCCAGCAGGTGGTGCATGGCGATGTCGATGGCGATCACGGACATGGATCACTCCTTGGGCTTGGTGGATGCTCCCTTGCCGCCCTTGTTGGTCGGCTCCGGCGCCTTCTTGTTCTCGGGTTCCTGGGCTTGCTTCACGTCGTAATCCTCGATCAGGCCGTTGCGCAGCAAGTCACGAGCGCGCAGCTCGTCGACGGTGATTTCTTGATTGCGCTTGACGTACGCGCCACCGTTGTTGAAACCCTTGATGGTTTTGACTTTGACTTCGGTCATGTGCGGCCACGCCCGGTTTCCCGGGCACGCTCCTGAGTTGGTTACGGGGTGTCTTCGAATTCGCCGTGCACGAACGACTCTGGGCGATACACCGCCAGCGCCAGACGCTCCTCGGCGCGGATGGTGACCATGTTGGTGCGGAAGTTGTCCCCGTCTTCGGTGGAAACCTCGACAGCCGCTTCCTCGCGGTCGAAGACCTGGGCCGCGATGTTCATCGCGCCGACCAGGAACTCGCCCTCTGGCACCGCGTTGCTGTCCACCACCGGCAGCTTCCACAGACGCTGGACGCCGCCCTCTTGGACGTTCACCCAGATGTAGGAGCCGTTGGCGTCCTTGGTCAGCTCGATATCGGCCCAGTCCACCGGGTTCAGCGCGATGGCCGATGCGCGGTACTCGGCTACACGCACCTGAAGGATCGCGCGGCGCAGGGTGTCGATCTTGGTGTCGCCAGTCTTGCGCAGCGCCTCGTTGAAGGCGGTGGCCTGCGGGATGAGACCCAGCAGGTTCTGGCCGGTACCGTCGCCGGCCAGCAGTTGCTCCTCTTCCTTGTACTTCAGGCCGTAGATCGCTCGGCCGTTGATGTAGCTCTGCAGGAGCGGAATGTCCGACAGCACCTGCTTGGAAGCGCGGAACCAGTGGGCGATGGTGATGACGTTGGTGGTCTTCAGGCCGAAGGACAGATCGGACTGGGCTTTCGCGGCGCCCTCACCCGCCTGGGAAGCGGCCATGTTCTGGAAGCCGGTTTCCTGCACGAACTCAACCGAGCTCGAGCCGGTGCGACCCGGCATGATCAGATCGCGGATGGTGAACTCGCGCTCAGGCCCTACCACGATGCCAGGGACGCGGGTCGGCTGAATGCCAGCGCCTACGCCACCGGTTCCGGTGGTAGCGCTGGTGATGTTGGTAACGGCCTTGCGACCCACGCGAACGATGCCCCGACCGCGAGTTTGCAGCGACTTGAAATCGTCGCATTCGGTCAGTTCCTCGCCAGCCGACTTGAAGTCGACCGGATCGTTGGCAGAGAAGCGGCGGGACATCTTCTGCTCGATCTCTTGCAGGCGGTCCTGCAGGCCCAGGCCGTCCTTAACCAGTCCATCAAGGATGGTCTTTGTTTCGGTCAGGATAGTGCCGTGCTCCTTGATCTCTTCAGCCGCCTTCTTGGCGAATGCCTTGATCTCCTCGTCACGCTGGTCGAGCAGGTCGTTGACAGCCTTAAGCTGAATCTTGTCGTCGGCGTGCTCTTTGCGCTGGAACTGGCGGTGTTCGGAGCGAGCCTGGTTGCTCATGGCGTTATGCATGGTGAATCCTCAAAACGATGGGAGAGACAGTGCCGGGCGTGATTTCAGCGCCTCGACGATTTCAAGTTCTGCCAGGTCGCCCTCGGACTCGCTCCGGAGCAGGTGCTGCAGCCCGCGGTTGGCAATCACCGCCGACTGGGTTTTCGAGAAGCCTGCCTCGCGCAGGAGCAACTCAAATTCGGGCATCGAAGGCAGGCCGCCATGGGCCAGTTTCGATTTGATGGTGTCGGTACGCGCTTCGTCGTTGGCCGGCACGGTGACGATGGAGATCTCGATTAGGTCCAACTTCGTCAGCGTGCGGATGCGGTTTTTTTCATCGAAGGTGGATTCGCGAACGTAGTAGCCGATGGACAGGCCGGTGATGGAGCGGGTTTGCATGCCCCGATGGGCGATGCGGGCGTAAGGTGCGTCAGCCAGCCAGAGCTCGCCTTCACCGAACAGGCCACGGTCGTCTTCCTTCAGGCTATCGATGTTCCAGCTGCCGATGGGCTCACCGGTTCGGTGCTGCCAGAGTACGGGGAAGGTGCGGCCCTTGGCCTTGGCCTCGGCAATCGATTCGAGAAATGCACCTGGTGCGACGACCTCGTTGTAGCTGTCGACCACGCCGAACACCGACCCGTAGCCAGAAAAAAGGCCGTCGTCGCCGACAGCCTTTACGTCATAGTCGAAGGAGCGGTACTTGACCGCCGCCAGTCGATCCTTTTGTCTCATGGGGTGTTACCTCTTGGCTGGTCGTTGAGCCAGTCGAGCAGCGCCGCCTTGGCCTGGTTGGCGCCGCCGGGGTCTTCGCCCAGCTTGTCGATCGGCAGCATGTTGGATTGCACGGTGAGCTTTGCCGCGTTGCCACCCTCCGGCGGCAAGTTCTCCTTGCGCCGGCAGTCGTCCCGGGTGTAAATCCCGTTCTGGGTCATCGAGCTGTAGAAGGCCGCACGGGCCGCGCTGTCCATGCGAAGCAGCCCTTCCGGGTTGAACTTCACGTAGAAGCGGCGGCGTTCATCAGGACGAAGCAAGCGTCGGTTGGCGCACATTTCAATCCGCTTTATCCAAGGCAGCAGAGTGAAGGACAGGAAGCCGATCATCTGCTGCTCCATACCGGTACCCCAGCTGGTGGAGTTCTGTGTGTGCCCGACCATCCAGGGCGGTACGCGGAACCAGCGGCATATTTCCTCGACGTTGAACGCCCTGGTCTGCAGCATCTGGGCATCCTCCGGCGTCATGGATACCTGCTGGTACTTCATGCCCGCCTCAAGAACCATGGTCTTGCCGTGGTTCGTCGCGCCGGAAAACTGCTTGATCATGTCCTCGCGGATGTCCTTGCGCTGTTCCGGCTTGAGGATCTGGTCGGTGGATAGCACGCCGCCTAGCTTCATGCCGTTGGCGAACATCTTCGCCGCCGACTCATCAGCGGCCATGGCCGAGCCAAGTACCTGCCGCCCGTAGGCCAGCGGCGAGAGGCCGCAAAGCGGGTCCACCCCGAATGCTCGAACGTGAACCATCTGATCTTCGGTTAGCGTGTGAGGCTTGTCGAAGTTGTCGGTGTAGCGGTACTCGATGGAGCCGTCCGCCAGGCGCCGCGGCGGCGACATGTTCTGCGGCAGGAGAAACTCCAGGCTCGTCAGGGTCCGACCGCTCTGGTGGGGCTCGCAGAATGCGTTGCCTTGCAGGAGCAGGCTGGCCATGACGTTCTCCCAGAACTCCACAGGGGTCTGGTCAGCGTTCGGCTGCTGGCTGATGACGAAGTTGACCGGGTGAGCGCTGGCCACCACTGGCGCGCCGTTCTTGTCTTCGTACAAGGCGATCGGCAGCGTCGCGATGGTTTCGGCGATCAGTCGCACGCAAGCCCATACAGTCGAGAGCTGGAGCGCCGTTTGCTGGCTGACCACCTTCCCAGATGCCGAATCGGTGCCGTAAAAGGTGTTCCAGAAGGCGGAGTCGGTGAGGCCGATCTTGCGCCCGGCCCAGCCCGCCAGGTTCGATGCCACTCCTGGCTCGGCCGACTTCACTAGGGCCTGGCCCAGGATCTGCGTTAGAGATTTAGCCACCGATCAACCCCTTGCGAATGAAGCCCGCGGCTACCAATAGCGAACCAGCGGCAGCCAGCAGCGCGTAACCCAGGCCGGCCAGCACGTATACGCCAGCGACGCCCAGCAGCAAGCCGCCGGCGGCAAGCATCAGAAAGATGATCAGGCCAGTTTTCATAGGTAGTCCCGTTAACCAACCACGATTGGGCTGGCAAGAAAGTCATCGAAGTGGCCGGAGTCGTCGATACCGAGCTTGATGGCCACGGCGCAGCCGGTGATCAGGCTCACCATGCCGTCGATCTTGTTCTCCGGGCGCTCCTTGTTGGGGTAGATGTTGTCCTTCACGTCCAGCTTCGCCACCACGTTCGAGGCCATCCAGGTCAGCACCGGGCAGTCACCGTGGGCCAGCTTGCGCTGCAGCACCAGAGCCTCGACCTCTTTCATTGGCTCGCTCAAGTTCTGTACTGTCTGGCGCAGCTCCACCATCGGCAATCCTTCGGCGTCCATTTCCTGAGCCAGCTGGGTGGCCTGCCATGGGTCGTAGGCGTAGGCCCGGATGTCGAAGCGACCGGCAAACTCTCGCATGTCCTCCTTGATGACTTCGAAGTCGGTGACCTCTCCGTCGGTCAGGGTCAGCAGGCCGAGAGCATCGAACTCGCGGTACCGCGCGGTGTTGCTGTCCAACTCCTCCAGCACCCGCGCCTCTGGCAGGTAGTACCTGGCGTGGATATGCCAGAACGGATCCTCGCCCTGGGGCGGAAAGATCAGCAGGTTCGCAGCAATGTCGATCTTGCTCGCCAGGTCGAGACTGCCGTAGCACGGACGGCCCTCCAGATCTGCAAGGCTCTTCCTGACCGGGGCCTCTTTCCAGCGCAGCATGTTTAGCCAGGCATTCTTGGCGCCTACCCACTCGTTCAGGTGCTTGGTGCGGAAGGTGGCCTGCTTGGTTGCCGACTGCATCGCGTCACGCTGGCGGGCCAGCAGGAAGTCCTCGCCGACCGAAATGCCGAAGTTCGGATTCGCCTTGCGCAGCGCGATCTCGCTGGTCCAGTCATCACCATGGTCGATGGTGTAAAGCGCGGGCCAGAGATCCGGACGCTCAATGACCCCTTCCAGCATACGCTCGGAGTCGCGGATCAGCTGGTGGCACGGCCCGCCGATGCTGGACCCCGCAGTTGTGATGACCAGCATGATTGGCTGCTCGCGGGCGCCCATGCCGGTTTCCATGGTGTCGTAGAGCGTCGAATCCTGATGTTCGTGATACTCGTCGACCACCGAGCAGGACGGTGAAGATCCATCGCCAGGCTTGCCGATGACCGGTTCGAATCGCGACCCATCGCCCAAAACGACCATGTTGGAAGCGTTCACGTCGACGCCGTAGTGCTCTCGCAAGTCGTCGGTACGCTCGACCATCAGCTTCGCCGGCCTGAACACCTCCCAGGCCTGCTTCTCCGTAGTCGCGCCCGAGTACACCTCGGCACCGAACTCTCCGTCGGCAACGAACATGTACAGGCCGACGCCGCCACCGATGATGGATTTGCCGTTCTTCCTGGGAACGAACACCAGGATCGTCCGGTAACGCCGGGTGCCATCCTTCTTGCGGACCCAGCCGAACGGCACGCACACCGAGAAAAGCTGCCAGGGCTCCAGCTTAATCAGCTGCTTCTTGCCGCCCCATTTGCCCTTGGTGTGTGGCAGCAGCTGCAGGAACTTGGCGACCTTCTCCGCCTTTGCGGGGTCGAATTTGTACGGGAAGTCCTTTCGCTTGGACGCGGCCAGGTCGTCGAGGTGACGCTGGGCCAGCAGCATGATCCATTTGCAAACGAGGATCTTCCCGGCAACGACATCCTTGGCGTACTTTTCGGCCGCCTTCATCAGCGGAAATTTCACCTTAGCCATTACAGCTCCGCGAATGCATTGCCCTTCGGCGCGTCTTTTTTACCCCCGCCCACCTTGGACCGGTCAGCCGGCGTCATGCCGAACTTGCCGAGCATGGCTTCCAGGCGCACCAGCTTGGCGGCAGGGAAATCGATGGGGTCGTTGCGAAACTGGGCCAGCAGGTTGGCGGCCAATTCCAGGCTGAGCCGGTCGGAGTTGGTCAGCACATCCCGCGGGGCGTACTTCGCGATCTCCTTCCAGGCGTGGAGCACTGCTCCATTGATGTGAGCCGGCGGTGCGGTCAGCTCACCCATCGGTTCGGCATCCTCGCGGCGTCGCTGGGGGTCTTTCTTGAACGCGCCGGTCAGCTCAAGCACGTTGGTCGGCTTGCGCGGTCGGGCCATTTTGAAAACCTGAATTTTGCGGAAGTGGAAAAAAAGCTGGGGGCGCGGTGTCCGAGCGGAAAGGCCTGAACTTTAGGTCCTCCCCCTCCCCATAGACGAGATTCCGTCTCATTTGCGCCGATTTCGATCATTTTTTGATCGCCTTCGACTCCCGCTGCGTCTTGACCTTGTGGCAGTCGTGGTTGATCGCCCGCAGGTTGCTGTCATCGTCGGTACCGCCATGGGCAAGTGCCACGATGTGGTCAACCTCGTGCGCTTCTCGGATCCTGTTGAGCCTGACGCAATCGTCGCAACGGCAAAGGTACTGGTCACGCTTCAGGATCCGCTCACGGATGCGGCGCCAGGGCCGGCCACCTCGGCCGGACCCCTTCCGGGTAGCCCAGGCCTTTTGGCTTGCTCGGAAGCCAGCTCGGCGTGTCCGTCGCAGTAGCCATTGGCATTGCGGTGCAGTGATCGACAACCTTGGACTCTGCACGGGCGCTGCGGTCTTAACGGCATGGCGTCCCATCCAGATACGACCGCGGTTCAGCTTCAGGGTCAGCATCATCACCGTCAGCCAGCGCCTCGATTAACGCCAGGTTCTGCGTTGCGATCTGCTCAAGCAGCGCAGTCTGCTTCTGCTGCTCGGCCAGTAGGTCGGCCATGTTCGGCTGTAGGCTCGCCGTAATTCCGCCATCCAGGACAAGTGCCTGAAAGCCGAGGCGCTCAGCCTGTCCCTGGATCACGGCCTGCGCCTTCTCGCGCTGATCGCGCGTTAGGATCGTCGGGATGGTCACCACCAGCAGATCGCCCGGGCCCGGGCTCAGGCTCTCGATCCGGCTTGAAAAGGTCTCTTGCTCGCTCATATGCCACCTTGGTCCATTTGTTTAACCACTCGCGCCGGGCGGCGCATCCACTACAGGCCATCACATGCCACGGCGGGTCAGGCCGTAGACCCCCAAGGCGCCTGCGATCTTCTCGCCTTCCACCTGGCTGATGGTGTTGACCACCTCGACGGAAGCAGCGGTATTGGGCTCCATGCGAATGGTGATGGATGTGATCTTCGATGCGTCCAGGCCAAGCACCTGGCAGACAGCCTGGCCAAGCTCCTGACCAAGGATCAGGGGTTTCTTTTCCATGCGGATTCCTCGCGCCACGAAACGGCGCTTGTCGATTTTGTGGCGCGGATCAGGGTGTCACGCGATTGAGCGCTTCCCCTGCCCTGTCTACAGCCTGGTCTGCCTTGTCTGCTGCTTGGGTGGCTGTTGTTGCGGCTTTCGACGCCTTGGCCGCTGCACTACCCGTCTGCCTGGCCAGTTCATCCAGGCGCTGGTCGCGCTGTAGGCTTGCTTCGTCATAAGCGGCGCGTATCTCGGCGACTTGCTCCAGGTAGCTGCGGGCCAGTGCCCACTGGGCGAGTTGATAGCCGCCGAAACCGCCACCGACCACGAGCAGAAGGGCGATTACCCAAACCTCAATCCGACGCCACCAGCGGCGAGCAATGAATTCAAGTGCGCATCTGTCCATCACGACATACCTCCGAGCTTGGTGCGCAAGCGGGCGATCTCTTCGCTTTGCAGCGAGACACGCTCAGTGAGCTGGCCAACCTGGCTGGTCAGAGCCTCGATCTTCCCTTCCATGCGCCCAACGGTGGCGGCTAGGTCGTTACGCTCCTTGGCGAACTGATCGGCCCGGGCCTCGGCAAGCTTGCGGGCCTCGCGTTCCGAGTCGAGCAGTTCGTTTAGGCGGCGCACCGTGCCGATATCGGCGTTGTCCATTGCGCGATCGGTCGCATCTTTCGATAGGAATTTGCGCAGCCAAAGGAAGCCGCCCAGCAGGACGGTGCCCGTACCGCCCAGCCAGGTGGCTGTGCCTGGGCCGAGGTCGGTCGGGTCCATTTTATCTCCAAACTATGATGTAGAGCGCATAGATAGTCGGCGGGGGACGATCGACCTTGCCTTATCTTCATCTGAACGCTAAAAGAATCGATGACCGGATCGGCCTCTTATCGGACGCAGAAAATGCTCAACCAATCGCTATTCCTCATTGAGTATCAGCTTCATGGTGAGGCGCGCAGCTTTATCATCCGTACAGAAAAAATGGATAACGCGGAAGCCTGGCATTGGGCCGCCTGTGATGCGGGCGTCGGGGTGATTCCCAGATTCAGAACGGCTGACTTAAAAAAAATCTCGCGGCCGTTGGCGGAGCGTTACGGCATTACCGATGTTCATTGGGAAAAATCGAGCATCGCATGAAATACAAAATCGACTACAACCTTAAAGGACATGCCCGGTTTTGGGTTTGCGATTCGCCGACGTCATTTCGCCGGAATGACGCTCTCGCTGTGCTTCTGCGGCTGCATGCCCATACAGATCCCGTGACGGCAATGCGCGTGCCGTTCCCTGTCGCTCATGAAGAACTGGCTAGGGCGGTCGCCGATTTGGGCATTTCCGATGTGCGTATCACGCTCTATGCCTAAAACCCGTCTCGTCCGCGCATAACGGACGAGATGGGATCAACCAATCAAATCCGGTGGCTATAGAAAAGCGAGTACGACTCAATGCCATCGTTTGGCTGTTTGATGCCAGCGTTGGAGTAATGTATTGCTCGAATACCGACTTTCTGAGTCTCGCCAATCTTCAAGCCCGCGCCGATGCGGTCCTCGAAGTTGAAGGCCGAGCCAAATTCCTGATCGCCAGCGGAGGTACCAGAGAAAACCGCCAACCCGATGCCCGCTTCGATGAACGGCTTCACGTTACCGCTACCAAATTCATAAACGAACACAGGGGAGAAGGACAGCGAATGAGCTCCACCGGAAGCGTCTCCAGCTTCCCAGTAGGTGTAGCCAGCATCCCAGTAGCCGGTTAAGCGGCCGGTGTTGGTTTCAAACCAGCTCTTGTCCCAGTCAAAACCTACAGCTGCACGAGCAGTCAAGCCGCCCTGGCTTGTCGCCCCGATTGCGCCAGAAAGGTCAGCAGCCTGTGTGCCGGTAGCCAAAAAAGCTAACACCGCAGCGGTGATAATTTTTTTCATGATCACAAAATCCTGATGGTTTTTTTTAGCAAGCTATCAGAATCAGAGTGCCATCAATTCGTTCCGCTGTAATGCAAATTCTGAATGTAAAAACCCCAGCCAAGTAGCCAGGGTTTGTAGGTGTCACGTTGCTTGCAAGCTGGACACGCTGCTATGAAAACAGGTGTTTATCCGCCCGCATAGAACTTTTTATGCAGCCTCTCGAATTTCCTCGAGCGCGCAATCGATCCACGCCACGCCGGCCTTGATAATCTCCCTTGCCTTTCGCTCGGACATGCCCGCCTCCCTTCCGACCCGCATGGCCGGGTGCTTTGAGCCGTAGTAGGCCCACACAAAGTCCCCCATCTGCTGGTTGCGCTTTGTGAGCCTGGCCACGGCGCCATCGATGATCAGCGCCAGATCGTCGGTGATGACGTGCTGCCGAATACCGCCCTCGCTGGGCACGTTGTCGCGCATAAGCGCGTATAGCGGTGACACGTAGCGAGGTACGCCCATCTCGCACATCCGCCACCAACCCCACTGCTCAAGCATGTATTCGGTGTCACCGAGGGTCTTGTCCACGTAGGTTCGTTTCTTCATGCAGCCCTCCGGGGCGTTGGGTCGGTGTCGAGGCCGAACAGGTCGCGAAGCAGCTTGTCAGCGTGTTTGTTCTTGGCGTTGCCTTCGGTGATCCATCCCTTGGCAAACTGCTCGAATCCCACATTGGCGCGCGCGGCGTGCCAGTCAGCCACGATATCCATCAGGGCTGCCGAGGCGATGCGGCCGTTGTTCTGCTCTAGGAGCATGCGGTTACCCACCTTGAGGAATTTGCACTCAACGGCGGTCAGACTCTTGCGCGGCAGGGCCGCAGTAACGTTGCTCATCGTGCGGCACTCCATACGTGCAGAATTTCATCAGGTCGCTGGGCCGTGCGCGCCTCCACTGACACAGCCATCGCCCAGGCGCGGTACGCAGCGTCTGGGGTATCGCCGGCTCCAGTCCAGGGGTGTTGCAGAGACATGCACCGCCAACTACCGGCTTGATGCCAGATCCTGACCTTGGGCAACCGGCCGGTGAACCCGATCTTGTTTGATGCCAGCCAGGCCTCAACAGCCGGCCAGATGATCGCCTGCTCCTCCGCGCGAAACTTAGCGGTGCATCCATTGGCCCACTCTCCAAGTGCCCAATCTCCATTCGCGACCCACAGCACAAAACCTGTCGGTACATGCTTGAGCGTATGCCCCTTGTGCTCCCAGCCCCAGTCGCCTGGGAAGGCGCGCAGTGAAGCGGCGATGCGCTCGGCCTCGGGGTAGGCAGTGGCCTCGGCCATCGTTGCGCTTGGCGGCAGAACCTCGACGGCATCAGGCGCAAGCGGCTGGTAGCCAGCGGTCTCGTGCACGGGCGCAAGCAACCTGGCAATCAGCTTCAATGGATTCATCGTTGCACCTCCGAGGCCTTGCGGGCAGCTGCAATGCGCACGTAGCCCATGAACTGTTCAGCCGGCAGCGCTTCCTTGATCACGTCGAGAATCAACCGGTCCTCCACCTGCTGGTCGGCCAGTCGGACCTCGGTGCGCAGCGCCTTCATGTGCTGCATCAGGCGCTGGCGGTCGCGGTTGATATGCTTGAGCGCCGCCTTGGCCCGGTGGTACCAGTCAGGGTTGGCGTACTTGCCTTCAGCCACCGCCTTGCCCTTGGCCTGGCCGATCTGGCACTCCAGGCGAATGGCATCGCGGGCCAGGGTTTCTTCCAGTTCCTCGCATTCAGCCAGGGTGGCCGGAAGCGCCAAGGGGCCGCGCGGGGCGGTGGTGGGCAATTGCTCGTTTTTCGGCATGGAAGTAGGCGCTGAGGCCCGTGATTCCTGGGTTTCAGTGGTGGTGGGCTTCTCGGCGCCAGCACGCTTGGTGACAGTTACCGAGAGGACTGGGGTTGCAAATTTGCCAGCGCCAGCGCGTGGCCACAGATCAGATAGCTTCATACTGGGTTCCTTTGGTGCGGTGACGGCCGGCAAATGTCCTGCCCATCTCGACTTCTTCGTTGCTCGGCTGGTACCCGACCAGCTCGGCAAACCTGTGGTAGGCGCCCTGGTGCTGCACGCGGCAGATGCCGGTTTCGCCATGGCGGTTCTTGTCCACGATCAGCTCGGTGACGCCGGACTGCCCTTCCTCGGATTCGCTGTCCCGGTGGACCAGCACCACCACATCGGCGTCAGCCTCAATCTGGCCAGAGTCACGCAGGTCGCTCTTGGTGGGACGCTTGTTGGCACGGCTGTTAGGGCCCCGGTTCAGCTGCGCAAGCACCATCACTGGCACGCCGAGCTCCTTTGCCAGCCGCTTGATGGACTTGCTGATATCGGTGACCTGCTCGTATCGGCTGGCTGACTTGCTTTCGCCGTTGACCAGGCCGATGTAGTCCAGCGTGACGGAACCCAGGCCATGCTCGCGCTTGACCGTCCGGCAGATCTGCCTGATATCCCGCATGGTCAAGGAGGCGTCATCGCAGAAAATCAACGGCGCGCCATCGAGCCTGCTTACCGCAGCCGTCAGTCCCGGCCAATCGCTGTCAGCCATCGAATGCCCCTCGGTGATGTGCTTGAGCTGCACGCTTCCCACGGAAGCCAAGGAACGGTTAGTGAGCTCTACGTCGGTCATCTCAAGGCTGAACACGAGCGAAGTGGACTTGGCCACCAACGCCACCCGCTCTGCGATTCCCAGACCCAGGGTCGTCTTGCCGCTGCCTGGGGCGCCAGCGATTACGACCATGTGCCCAGGGCAAACGCCGGGAATGAACTTGTCGAGCGATGGCAGGCCGGTGTCGAAGCCCAGCACCACCTCACGATTGAATCGGCGATCAATCCCGTCGATTGCCTCGGGCAGAATCTCGCCCACGAAGCGGTACCGCTTGCGGGAATCCAGACCCTCAGCTTCGAGCGCAACCCAGGCCTGCTGCCCCTGCGCCAGCACTTCATCCAGCGAGTCGCCGTCTTTCAGGCGCTCCGACATGATGTGCGCAGCAGCGATAACCCGGCGGGCCACCGACCGCTGCTTCACGATCCGGGCGTACTCGGCGAAGTTCGCCGCGCTCGGCGTGTTGTGAGCGATGTATGCAGCCACTGCCAGCGTGCTACGACCGTCTGCCAAGGCCGGTCTGGCATCTGACAGGGTAACCACATCGATCTGACGCCCCTTCGCTTTGAGCGCCAGCAGCAGCTCGAACAGCTCGGCACAGTCGGGCTGGTAGAAATCAGCGACCTCAAGCTTCACGTCGTCAATGAGCGCTGGCTGGTGGATCATGGCGCCGATTAGGGCATGCTCTGACTCAGGGCTGTGCAACCGTGACACATCCTGTGTCCCTGCCGCGTATTCTTGATTGATCATGCTCCACCCCCGATGCGCGCCGACGACCAAGTGAATGGGGCCAACAGGCCGCTGTTCTCACGCAGACGGTCCATGGCTCGCGGTCCGATGAAGGCTGGCAGTTGCTCGCGGTCTTGGTTGCTGATCAGGATCGTAGGGCGCACAAGCTGGTAACGGCGGTCGATCACCTCATGCAGCAGACTGGGCATGAAATCCTTACCCGGGCGTGGCGTGTGCATCCCCACCTCGTCGATCACCAGCAAGTCGACGGCGGCCAATTCGGCCAGCAGGTCGGACTTCGACGGCCCAGCGTTGCTGCGGAAGCTGTCAGTCACTGCCTGCATGATCGCCTCGGCAGTGACAATCAGGCCCTTGGCGGCGTATTCCCGCACGACGTGCTGAATGATGGCGCACGCCAGGTGGGTTTTACCGTTCCCGACCTCGCCCAGCAGCATCAGTGCGCGCCCAGCCCGGTAGTGGCCTTCGAACTCCTCAGCGTAGCGCCGGCAAATAGACTGGGCGCGGACCTTGGCCGATTCAGCGTTGGTGATGAAGCTGTCGAATGTGCAGTCCCGGAAGCGTGGCGTGATGCCGGTGGCGAACAGGTCACGGTTGAGTTCTTCGGCTTCCCTCTCGGCGTACGCAGCGTCACGCACACTCGTCTCGCACTGGAGGTTCAGAGCCTCCCAGCGGCAGCGAGGGCACTCAGTTGCGTTCCACCCACCACCAAACTGCTCAACCTGCTTCGCTTCGTACTGGCCATGACCTGGCACTTCGCATTTGGCAGATCCGGCTGGGCGCTCAGCAGGGGCCGGCCTGAATTTAGATGTAGTCATCAGGGTACATCTCCTGGTGATGAGCGGGCACTTGCAGTACTGCACTTGCGTTGTTCTGAGTTGCAGCCCGAGAAGGGAGAGCGCTGTCAGGGAAGAGCCCTGTCCACCCCTTGCCGATCGAAAGCTTGATCACAGCATCGGGGTTCGGGTGGTTGGCCAGGTCCTCGGCCTGCTGCTTACAGCTCGTGGCGGTCAGCGGCTTGCGGATCTCTTTCCGGTGCTGGCACCAGTCGGCCCAGGTCTGTTCGCTCACGTTGCCAGGCTTGGCCGTCAGTGGATCGAACTTTGCCGATTTCTCTCCTGCAGGCTTGCCTGCGCTCTTCTTTGGTTTATTGACGGATAACTGACGGATAGATGACGGATTGGGTGCAGCTGGTGCACCCCGTTCTGTCTTCATTTGCACCCCGTTCTGTTGTGAGCTGCACCCCGTTGCGTCTTCATTTGCACCCCGTTCGGCATCCTCGTCATCGCGGGGTGCAGCTGGTGCACCCCGATTTTCGACCATGTCGTACACCACCGGGCGCCTGTCATAGCGGTCGATATAGGCGGCGGCAATCGCCTGGTTACCGCGCCGGATAACTCCAGCGGCCTCCAGGGCATCTAGCTTGTAGCGGATGGTCCGCTCGGAGAGACCGGTGTCATCCGACAGGCTCGAGGCTGAAGGAAACGCCCCGCGCCCGTTCTTGTCGGCGTAGTTGGCAAGGCACAGAAGCACATGCCGGCAGGTGGGATCGGTGACCACTCGCTGCTCGAGCGCCCAGGTCATGGATTGGATGCTCACAGCTGCAGCTCCTCACAAACGCGGCGCACGAAGGCGTCGTAGGGCTCGACGAACAGGCAGCCATGACCCTCCAGTTCGGCACGTAGCCGCTTGCTGAACTCGTAGAGCTGCCAGCGGGCCGATTCGGGCTGGCCCTGCATTGCACCGTAGGCTGGCCAGCCCGTTGGTATGATCGTCGCGCCAGCGCGCTGCTCGAGCGCCTGGGAATGGTTTGGGGTCGTGGTCATTGCAGCGTCTCCCCTGGCAGCGGGTAAATGCCAGCGGACTGCGCCTCAGCAGCGCTACTGCTTAGCTTCAGCACCAGGACGCGAAGGGCCATGTTCGAGTTCGCGATGGATGCAGACAAATTCCACGCTGTGTCATCGTCCAAGTGATGATCGCGGGTATGAGACAACTGGTCGTAGGCATCATCCGTCAGGTTGAACGCCATGGCTGCCAGCGTGAGGTTGTCGAACTGCTCGAAGTAGGCCTGGTCGTGGAAGACCTGGCGCTCTTCCTTCAGCGAAGTGGTCATGCTTCACCTCCTTCGTTCGGAATTCCAAGCTTCTGGAGCAGGCGCCGAGTGATCTCCATCTGAATCTCACGAGGCTCTGCACCGACCATCCGCCTGACAAGCACTCGAGCGCATATCTGCGCCTCAAGCGCGTTGCAGAAGGCTTCCTGATGGTTGAAGTGCCATTGGACTCCTGACTTGGGATCGTCCGGGTTGCCGATGAATTCGACCGTGCTATCGAGCAGATCCCAGATCCGGTAGATGAGCTGATCACTGGTAAGCAGACTCATGGTCTCGTCGTTGATATGTACGGTTGCTACGGGCTGAGGAAAGCCGATGACATTGCTCATTGAGGCACCTTCTGGACCAGGCGGAACCGGCCTTCAAAATATGGGTGGGTCGCCTGGGTGGCGGTGACCATCGTGGATTCGGAGACGAAGCGGTGGAATGCAGCCGTGACGTGGCTCTTCGACCAGACCAGGTATTGCGAGCCGAGAGCTTCCTCGTGGCCATTGCGCACCATGCCGGCCGGGTTTGGCTGGTTGGGCCAGACCTTGAGCACGTAATCGACAACCGCACCTGACAGGCCGTGGCGCTTGAGCATGGTTTCCTTGATGCGGGTCAGCGACTGGCAGTTCTGCGGGCAGTGGTCCCAGACAATGGTCTGGCTCAGGTCATCGACGCGGCGTTCGATGCGCTCCAAGGCAATCTGCTGCTCACGCTGCTGCCGCTCGACGGCCACTAGATGGTTAGCGTTGGCGGCGGTGATTTCGGCTTGTGTCATCGGACGAGCCTGTTGCCCTTCCAGCTCATTCAGTCGGGCAAGCACGCGACGACGAACACCCTTCGACTCACGCATGGCGACCAGCTTGCACTGATCGGCGGTGAGTCGAAGCCCTTCGGACTGGGTATTGTTCAAATTTTGCACTACGAAAGTTTCGTAGTGCTCACCGTCAAGCTCATCCTTGCAGCGCGCAACGAAGTCGTTGTGACGGACCGAGCTTTCGCCGAATGCAGCCCGAGCCTCGTTGACCAGCGCCAGCAGCTCGGTGGTGTCCATAGTGGTGAAGGCGGTAGAAGGCAGATTCATGCCGCACCTCCCGCGCCACGTTTTGCAGCAGCAGGTTTTTGTGGCGCGGCGGACTGCTGGGATTCAAGGTTTCGAAGGTTCTCATCCATCTTCCGCGCCCACTCCTCGGCATTGGTTGCCCACTCCTCGGCCTGTATGGCCCCGATACCTGCCAAGCGGCCCGCAGTGTCATGCTCGGACAGCAACTTGCTCACAGCCAGGAACATGGTCTTGAAGTCGCCGATCTTCTCTCGCAGCACCATCAGGTCGTCGTAGGCTTCGTCAGCGATGTTTTGAAGGGTCTTCATTGGGTGCCCCCTGCCGCATTCATCATCTGAAGCAACTGGTCCTGTGCCTGATCGGCCAGCAGCCAAATCGCTTCATGGATAGTCGATTCGCTGAGGTGTTCGAGCTGAGGGCTGAACCGGCTGTCCGCCTCTCCCTTGAAACTGTCGTTTTCCATCAAGATGGCGGCGAGACCTTCGATGACGCGTAGTCTGGCCGCGACCTTTTCGCCCAGGTTGCTGGCTTGATTAGTCATTGGGTTACCTCCGCGCCAAGAGCTGGAGAGGTTTGGTTTTGTGGCACGAGGTCTTCGGCGGCACGGATCGGTACCTCCATAGAACCGATCATGGCCTCGACCTGCATGGTCAAGGTGCGGATTGCGTAGAGCTCGCAAGCTTGCTCATCTGCCTGAGCAATGAGAGTGCCGAGCAAGATATTGACGCCCGACAAGATGCTTCCTGCAGCGACAAGAGCGGTGCTGCAGTGAGTACCAGCTTCAACTTGGTACGAAACACCAGAGACAGCGAAGCGCTGGATGTGCGTGACAAGGACAGTCATTGGGCACCGCCTTGCTCAGCGGCATGTGGAAGTGCGTCGTGATAGGCGTACTCGTGATGGGCGTAGAGCGCCTGGGTGCAGAACTCGAGAGCACTGAGCAAACCCTCTCGGTCGCGTGACAACAGCATTTCGCCAAGCTGGGCCTGGTCTTCCAGCAGCACGCGGGCAATGCTGTAGGCGCCTTGGGCGGCACGGAAGCGGCTCCGAAGATCACTCAGGTTCGGCTTGGGTGGTTGCGCCGATGATAGCGCGGTGGTATTTTCCTGTTGCATCGTTTTGTCCTTCTGCAGACAAAGTGGTACCAAAGCCACCCGTTGGCGCGGGTAGCGACTAAGAAGCTCAGCTAAGGCTGAGCTTTTTTGTGGGCGGCCGAAAAGTTCAGCCGCTCAGCAAAAAGAGGGGTGACGAGGCCGTCATGGGGAGGCCTGCGCCGTACTGGATGAATTCACAGCCCCGACAGTGGAGCTGTTTTGATGGCTGGTTGCCGGTATCGTTGCAGGCACGGTCGGCAGCGCGTTTACCAGCAGATCGCTGACCTCAAGGCGCCCACCCCGAACAGCTACGAGAAGACAGATGCGCTCGGCATAGTTGGTCTCCCCGGTGTAATCGGTGCGTGGCAAGCGTCCCGCCGAAAGCCACTTGTACACGGCACGCGGCGACTTCTCGCAAGCTTGTGCCACTGCCGCGACACCGCCTGCGGCATCCATGGCCTTTTTTAGAGATTTCATGTGGGTCTCCGGCGGAAATATGAACCTTGAGTACATACTATGTCGGAACTGAAAGTACATGCAACCCCATGCAATATTGAACGAATGGTTCAGATAGAAGAATTGCGCAGCGCATTCGCTGACAGACTCAAGAAAGCACTCGCCGCCAGTGACATTCCGTCCTGGGGCTCAGGGGCGCGCATCTCCAAAATGGTCGGCGTCACCCCAAAGGCCGCCAGCAAATGGCTGAATGGCGAATCAATGCCTGGTGGCGCGAAAATGCTGGCATTGGCGACTGCACTTAAAGTGCGCGTGGAATGGCTGGAATACGGCAAAGGAGGGATGACAGAGGAAACGTCAGGGTTTGACGCTAACGTCGAGCCCACTCCTGGCCCTGTAAGGTATTACGAGTACCCTGAAATAAGCTGGGTTCAGGCCGGGATGCCAATGGAAGCTGTAGAAATTTCGAACGTCGCTTCGTGCGAGATTCACCCGTCGGATGCCTGGGCCGGACCCAATGGGTTTTGGCTCAAGGTAAAAGGCCCCTCGATGACCTCGCAAAATGGCATGTCTTTCCCCGAGGGCATGGTGATCCTGGTGGCGCCTGGTTTCGATGTTGAGAGCAGCCAGTTTGTGGTGGCCAAAATGATTGATACCAACGAGGCGACCTTTAAGCAGTTCATTTGGGATTCTGGTCGGGCCTTCCTTAAGCCCCTCAATCCATCCTTTCCAACTGTCGAAATGGATGGTGAGTGGGTTCTCGTGGGCCGAGTCGTTGATGCGAAGTGGCCAAGGTCTGTGCTCTAGAGGAACTGTCTAACTGCACGTCCAAGCCCGCCAAGCGCGGGCTTTTTTGTGCCCAGTGAAAAAATATGTACTTTTGGTTCTTGCAAGGAGTGAACCTTTGGTACATATTCTTCTCATCACTCATTGCAAGGAGCATTCACCATGACCACCGCAACCTCAATCACCATTGGCAACTGGCAGGGCTTGCTGGGTCATGGCGCAGCTCCTCGCGAGCTGGAATGCCTGCTGGCCATCGCTGGTGGTGCTTCTGGCAAGGAAGCTGCGCGGGTATTGGGCATCAGCGAGGATGGTGTCAAGAAGCGACTGATCGCCCTCGGCACGAAATGGGGTGTCACCCGTCGTGCCGCCCTGGTTGCGGAGGCGTTCAAGCGTGGCGTCATCAGCCCCGCTGCAACCGCGCTGGCGCTGATCATGGCCATCCACGGCATGATCGGAGACGACCAGATGCTGAGGGTCCGCCGTGGCGGTAACGGCGGTGAGCGAAAGATTGAAACTCGAGTTGCGACACGGCGCGCCGAGTGCGCCCTGGCGGTGGCGTGAAGCCTATAGCCTGATCTGACCAAACCAGTTTTTGCGAAAGCCATCAATCGCGGCAGGCCCTCGGCTTGCCTGGAAAAAGCTTAACCAACCCAAGAGGAAACACCCATGTTCGGCAAATTGTTCGGCAAGAAAGTCAGCAACGCCAAGGCGGAGATCAAGAAGGTCGAGAACCGTGACCTGATGCAGGCCATTGTCGGCGGCTGCATCTTGGTGGCCGCGGCGGACGGCGAGATCGAGAAGTCGGAGACCGACAAGATCGATCAGCTCATCCGCTCCAACAAAAACCTCGAGCACTTCGGCGCCGAGATCACGGCCACCCTGGGGCGCTTCACCGAGCAGCTGCAGGCCGGCTTCCGCGTGGGTCGCCTGAACATCCTGCGCGAGATCCGCGACATCAAGAACAACCCCGCCGACGCCGAGGAGGTGTTCGTCAACATGATCACCGTGGCTGAGGCTGATGGCGAGATCGAGCCGGAAGAACTGAAGGTGCTGACGGAGATCGGCCGTGAGCTGGGTCTGCGCCTGTCCGACTTCGGGATCGAGGCGTGAAGCGCAAACACATCGGCTTGGGCGCCGTGGCGGGGCTTGCCCTGTCCGGCTTGGCAATCACCGCGGCGGTGAACTGGGGTTCCTGTCAGTGGTACGGCTACCAGACCGAGCGACAGACCAAATTTGCGCCCTATGTCGGCTGCATGGTGAAAACGCCAGGCGGCTGGGTTCCTCGCAACGAGCTGCGCACGACGCAGTGAATGGAAGGGCGGCGAGCGCCGCCCTCCCCCACAAGGAGTTCTGACCATGTTGATCCTCACTCGCCGCATAGGCGAATCCATCAAAATCGCCGACAACATCACTGTTGTTGTGCTGGGCGTTAAGGGCAGCCAGGTGCGCCTGGGCATCGAAGCGCCGGAAGGCGTAGCTGTGCACCGCGAGGAAATCTTCGAGCGCATCCAGGCCGGTCTGCAGCAGTCGGCGCCAGAAAATAAGCCTGAACCCGAGCGGTCCGAACCGTTGTACGGAAACCGCACCGAAGCGGAGTGGCGCCAGCTGCTGGCCGACGAGGCAGAGGAACAGGCGGCATGGACCAAGGAGCAGGAGGTGCACCATGGCGTTTGATAGCCACAGCCTCGACAAATTCGTTGTCCGACTGCCGGGCGGAATGCGCGACCAGGTTGCAGCAACTACGCAAGCCGATGAGCGCTCGATGAACGGCCTGATAGTTATCGCGATCCGCGAGTATCTGAATCGTGGCCATAAGGCCAACGCGCTGCTCGACGCCCTGGTGCTTGCTGCTGAGGTGAAAGACTCGGTCCTCGTCGACCAACCCGGGGCTGACTTCGACATCGACGAGCACGTCCGCATGGCTGCCGACGCGCGTCGGTACCGCTTGCTCCGTGACCGTGAGCGCATCGAAGACCCGGACGTAGACCTGCTGGTGGTGCGTGGCGATAACTGGCTATCCGGCGAAGAGCTGGACCAGGAGATTGACACAGGCCTGCGCCTGCAATCCATGCAGCAGCAGGTGGTGCAGGAGCAGCAGTCATGACCCAGGCCGGCCTGCTCCTGCTGCTGTGGGATGCCCTGCAGCAGCGCCAAACTACTTTTGGGCAAGTGCTCGACCTGTCTGCCGCTTGCGGTCTGGATGGACGCCGCGTGCTGGCCGACCACTTCGCCTCAGCTCAATCTCACAGGCATGAAAGGACGCTCATTCGAAACCGAGTGATCACCGGAGGAGAGTGTGCGGGCCCGGTTGAGGCCCCAGCTCAGTCCTTCACCGGGGTTGGCGTGCGGGGTGGAGTCGTAGAACTCTTCGAGAAGCGGTTTCCCTCTGCCGCTGTATACCCCCACGAAAACCTGCGTGGCACGGCACCGCGACAAGCGAGCCATCACACTGATCATCGTCCCATCGCTGAGGGATTCTTCATGCTTTGTATCAGGCAGAAGGTGGTCGGCCCAGTCCCAATACTTACTGCCACGTTGAAGGCTGGTCATCGGCTGATTCTCGATATGGTTAATCTCCAGTGGGCCAGGGTTTACGCCTATCGCCACCCATTGTCAAAACTGTCTCATGCACGTTACAGCTGCATCGTTTCAGGAGGTGCGGCATGAAGCGCCGATCAATCAACCCCGCCGCCCTCCCCGCCGTGGGCCAGCCCCTGGGCGGCGGATTCTACGCCGGCCGGATCTTCTTCGACGGCGCCGAGCATGCGGTGATCGATGCCGGGCGCGAGTTTGAGGTTGCCGCCCACTGGTGGCAGGAAGAAGGCCCACGCCCGCGTATCCGTGGCGCCACATCGCGCTTCGATGGGATGGCTAACACCCAGGCCATGGCCGCCGAGGGCAGCGCCATCGCCCGCAAGGTGCTGGGAATGAACATTCGTGGTACGTGGGGCTGGCACATCCCGTCGATCGAGGAGCTGCAGGTGTTGCGCTGCAACCTGCTGCAACTGCCGGACTGGGGCCACGATGGGTTGAGCACGGTCAGGAATGCGGCCCAGGCGTTCGGCCTCAGCGAGTACTGGACCAGCAGTCAGAAGTCGAACGCAGCGACTGCCTGGTGCCTGCACATGCTGCCCTGGGGCGTACCTGACACTAACTGGGTGAGCAAGTGCAAAGGCGTCAGGCCGGTGCGCACGCTGCTGATCAGTCAGCAAGCGTTCATCCATCCGGCAGCGACCGACACGTCACTCACCGAGGCGGACCTGCGCGGTCTGGCCAACCAGCAGGCCGTGGCCACAGTGCTCGAGCGGTTCTTGAATGAGGACACAGGGAAATTCTACGGGCGCACCGAGGCGCTGGTAGCCGAGCTGGCGGCGCTGGCTGTGCCTGCCGTGACAGATCGCCGTGACAACCCAAACCTGACGCATCAGGTGGAGTAGATCAATGCGCTACATGACCGTCAGAAAATTCGCCAGCGAGTCTGGCTACTCCGAAGACGCGATCCGCTCCAAGATCCGCGACGGGATCTGGCGGCTCGGTGAGATATGGCTAAAAGCGCCGGATGGCCGGACGCTGATTGACATGGAAGGATATGAATCATGGGTAGAGGCGGGAGCGGGGTCAGGGCAGTCTCAGACTCGAGCATCGAGATCACGTTCATGTACCGGGGTGTTCGGTGCCGCGAGCGCGTCGCGCTCAAGCCCACCGCCACTAATCTGAAAAAGGCCCAGCTGCACAAGGCAGCGATCGAGCACGCGATTGCTCAGGGGACGTTCGACTATGCCGTCACGTTCCCAGGATCGGCACGCGCGGCCAAGTTCGCGCCGGAGTCGAGCCGGGAAACTGTTGGCGGCTTCCTCACGCGATGGCTTGAGGCCAAGAGGAAACACGTCTCCAGCAGCACGTTCGAGGGGTATCGAAAGATCGTCGAACTGAGGCTTGTTCCTTCGCTCGGGCACCACCTGGTCGTGGACTTCAAGCGCAAGATGGTGCGGGACTGGCTCGATGGCCTTGAGGTCAGTAACAAAACGCTGAGCAACATCCAGAGTTGCCTGCGCTCTGCGCTTAACGACGCTGTCGACGAGGAGCTGCTGGACATGAACCCATTGGCCGGCTGGACATATGCCCGTAAGGAGGCGCCACCGCGGGATGATGATGTGGACCCCTTCTCGCCCGAAGAACAGCAAGCAATCCTGACTGCGCTGACCGGCCAGGCGCGCAACATGGTGCAGTTCGCGCTGTGGACAGGTCTGCGCACCAGCGAGCTGGTGGCGCTCGAATGGGGGGACGTGGACTGGGTCCGGGGTGAAGTGATGATCAGCAGGGCAATGACCCAGGCCGCAGGTGGAGAGGCCGAGGTCACCAAGACGGCTGCCGGCCGGCGCTCGGTGAAGCTTCTCCGCCCTGCTCTCGAAGCCCTCACGGCGCAGAAGGCGCACACATTCCTGGCTGATGCCGAGGTCTTCCAGAACCCGCGGACGCTTGAACGCTGGGCCGGGGATCAGCCGATCCGCAAGACCATGTGGCACCCAGCGATGAAAAAGGCTGGTGTGCGATACCGCCGCCCGTATCAGACCAGACACACCTACGCATCCATGATGCTCTCGGCAGGAGAGCATCCAATGTGGGTAGCCAAGCAGATGGGGCATAGCGACTGGACGATGATTGCGCGAGTATATGGCCGTTGGATGCCAGCTGCAGATGAACAGGCTGGCGGAAAGGCGGAAAAATTATGGCAAGGAGATGAGCATGGAAAGCAATTTACCGGAATGGATGTGGTATCTAAAACTGTTGGGTAGCGTAGCCTTCGGGTTTGTTTCTAGTGCAGTGTTGTTTCTGTGGAAAGAACACAAGGACTCAAAAAAAGAAGCTCGCAACAACTACAACGAGGCTTTAGATATTGCGTCCCAGAATAGAGACGCGACACAAGATGGAGTGATGATAGTCTATGACTTCTTGCAGAGAATTCAAGCCTCACCCCATAAGCAAATATTAGATGTTGCTCGAAATGAATTTCAGTCCGTACTGCAGAAAGTGGCAGAACCGAACGCGAAGTCTGCCCAAGAGTTTTACGCTTCTCTCTACGAGTACGACAAAGAAATGTCCTTAGCAGACAGCAGGCGCTATTTAAAGCAAGCAAAGCACTTTCTCGCTACCAACCAGGCAGCAAACCGAGGGATTTTGAGGAAGCTCGACATCATCGGAGTGACTTTACAGCTCCAGAGCGCTAGCACAGGTGAATGACAGCTTTATGCCAGCCTTTGCGCCGTAGGCAGCGGAAATAGTGGAATGGCCGGGGGTTCAAATCCCCCCGGCTCCACCAAATTGACGAAGGAAGGCGCCTGTGGGCGTCTTTTTTTGTGCCTGCGATTTGGGAAATACGCGGCTTCCAGCGTTTTTGCGGCCTTTTGAGGGTTTTTGAGTCTCAGCCGTTCGGGTATTCCAGACGGTATTCCAGCTATTACTATTTGCTGACCGTGCGGCTGATCGCTCGTCGTTTACAAAAAACATGGGGGTTCTATCTGAATGAGACCAGTTGCTATCGACCCGAAACGGCCGGGCCGCGAAGCCTGATTCTATTCAGGTTAGCCAGGCTGTTGAAAATCGAATGCGCTACGCAGGGTCGCAATAATGTGATTAACTAAGGGGCCTTGTACCGGTGGCGCCACAGGGCGCTCACGAAATTCTCGCCACGCAAATAGCGTCAGTTCTGCGGCATCTGTTTACTGCAGCATACGGGCTGTGTAAAAACTTCCTGAGCACACGGAATAGGAAGATATTTTGGCTAAGTCTGTAGACCCAGAAACTGGTGACGCGGATTAACCTTGGCCGGTTACACATTTGCTGCTGTGCTCGTTGGGCCGCGGCAACGGCCCAAGTAGCTACTCTCAGACGGGGTAGCGACTGGACTCATCCCCGGATTGCCTCAAGAACTTCTGCAATGCCGATCTTGGCCTGTTGTCAGCACCGGACGCCTCACACTTTGAAAGTCTGGGACCGATTTACATGTACTCTAAAAACCGTCGCTGTCGACACTCTGATGGTACGCACCTCGTTACGCATAGAATCAATTGGTTAACCCGCCGGGTCTAAGCAAACTAGTTAGCACGAACCACCGGGTTACCAAACGGAGCTTAATAGGTCAGTTAATACGGCATCGGCCTATTACAGAGAGCAGGGGTATCCAATTGCTAATCCTCGACCAGGCGAAAAGAGCCGACTACCCTCGGAGCCTAGATGCGACTGATAGCCGCGCGTAGACTTGGTTACCAAGCCACTTTGAGATCAGGTCCTGCAACTCAGGTTTCCCCATGTAGTCGGCAAAAAGCTCCTCGTTGAGCTCCATTCGCTCGATAAACAGAGATTCTAGTACCTGCCTGAACACGAGCTGGAACTTGTCGACGGAGTTGACTTCAGCCGCCTTCTGCAAGGACTCATTCAGGCTCGCAGCTTCGGCAATCTGATCGAAGAAAAGCTGATCCGCCTCGTTCAATTCGCCACCAAAGCGCTGATTGATGATTTCAACTAGCCGGGATAGTTGTACGTGCTCTTCACGCACCATGCCAGACCCCACCTCGCGCGGACCATTCAGTGGTCTGGCATAGCCCTCGTTGAGACTGATCGAGCCTTCGCTGATTTTTTGCAGCCTGTAGTATTCGAGCTCAACTTCTTCATCGAACTGATATCCCGGCCCGCTCTTGCGCTTGGGCAACTTCAGTGCAAGATGCCGCAGGTAGGTGAAGAGCTTTTCCAGATCGCTGTCTTGGTACGGAATCACCTGACTCAAGAAGCTGTAAAGATTGCGGAAGGCTTGCAGTTTACCCCGCCAGAGCTCTGCCTCTTCTTCCTCGGAAGCCTGTAACTGTGCAAAACGCGTAACTGCCCGGTCAAGGATCGCGTTCATCGCTTTATGATCGCTTGAGCTTTGGCGGCGCTTCGGTGCAAAAAAAACGTTGGTAAAAGTTGCCATTTCAGATTGCAGGTAAATACCGGAGGCATCGAGCTCAGCTTTCACCTCGTACAGTTTGTCGGGGTCTACCTCTTCCCCCATCACCGAGCCATCGTAGTACTGGCGGAAAGCCTCCTGGATTTCGCCAGGGTCATTAACGAAGTCGAGCACGAAAGTATCATCCTTGAGCGGATGGGTTCGATTCAGACGCGATAATGTCTGCACCGCCTGAATGCCCGCAAGACGCTTGTCGACGTACATGGTGTGCAATAGCGGCTGATCGAAGCCAGTCTGATACTTCTCAGCCACCAGCAGCACACGAAAATCCGGCTTGGCAAAGGCTTCGGGCAGATTCTTTTCCTTGAGCCCATCGTTCATTTCTACTTCGGTGTACTGCTTTTCTGGGATCTTGTCGTCGCCCACACTGCCCGAAAATGCCACCAGGCTCTTGATGGGATAACCCTTTTCTTGGATATAGCGGTCAAACTCCTGTTTGTAACGCACCGCCTCCAGCCGTGAGCTCGTCACCACCATGGCTTTAGCATGGCCTCCGATCTTGTGCCGAGTGAAATGCTGAAAGTGCTCCACCATCACTTCGGTTTTTTGGCCAATGTTGTGTGGATGCAGTCGCATGAAGCGGGCAAGTGCTTTGGCCGCCTTCTTACGCTCAACGCAAGGATCATCCTCTGCCTTCTTAATCAACTTGTAATAGGTCTTGTAGGTGACGTAGCTCTTCAGCACGTCCTCGATAAAGCCTTCCTCAATCGCCTGCCGCATCGTGTAGCGATGGAAGGGCTCCCCGCTACGACCAAAGATTGCCAGCGTCTTGTACTTGGGAGTGGCAGTGAAGGCAAAAAAGCTCATGTTGGGCTGCTGGCCGCGCTTGGCCATGGATCGAAACAACTGCTCCAGCTCGGCGTCACCCTCTTCCTGAGCCATTTCCTGCGCCTTGTCACGTAGTTGTGAGCCACCCAGCACACCTTTGAGCTCAGTGGCTGTTTCGCCCGACTGCGAGCTATGCGCCTCATCAATGATGACCGCGTACCTGCGTGTGGGCAGATAACTCTTGCCGCCCTCTCCGCGCTCCTCATTCAGTCTGGCCAGCTGTGTCGAGACGAACGGAAACTTCTGCAGGGTCGTAATTATGATGGGTACGCCGGACTCAAGCGCCTCGGCCAGCTGGCGCGAGTCTTCATCAATCTTTTGCACTACACCTTGCCGGTGATCAAACTGGTAGATGGTGCTCTGTAGCTGGCGATCAAGCACCACCCGGTCAGTGATGACCACCACGCTGTCGAACAACCGCTCATTCTGTTGGTTGTGCAAGCTGGAGAGGCGATGCGCCAACCAGGCAATAGTATTGCTCTTGCCACTGCCTGCCGAATGCTCGATCAGATAGTTATGCCCGACACCCTCGCGGGCCGCCGCTTCCACCATAGTGCGCACCGCCTGCAACTGGTGGTAACGTGGAAAGATCAGGCTTTCCTTGCGCACCTTCTTGCCTTCGGCCGTGGTCTTTTCTTCGACGCTCAGATGCAAAAAGCGGGCGAGCAGATCAAGCAGGCTGTCACGCTGCAGCACCTCTTCCCACAGGTAGGAGGTCTTGTAATTGCGACCCTCCGGATCGGGAGGGTTGCCAGCGCCGCCCACAACCCCTCGGTTGAAAGGCAGGAAGTAGGTGGAAGTCCCCGCCAGCCGGGTGGCCATATGAGCCTCTTCGGTGTCCACTGCAAAGTGCACTAGGGTGCGTTTGGTGAAAACGAAGATAGGTTCTCGCGGGTCGCGATCATGACGATACTGGTGAATGGCATTGGTGGCCATCTGTCCGCTCAAGGGGTTCTTCAGCTCCATTGTCACCAGCGGAATACCGTTGACCGACAGCACCACGTCCAGCGATTTTTCATTCTTCGAGCTGAAGCGCAGTTGCCGGGTAAGGCCCAGCCGGTTGGCCTGGTAGCGTTCTTCTAGCTCAGGATTCAATCCATGCGCCGGGCGAAAGAAGGCAATGCGCAGCGTCTTGCCAAAGCACTTGAAGCCGTGCCGCAGGGTAGCCAGCGCACCATGGCTATCAAGCCACTTGACAAGCGATTCCATTATTCGCGCCTCCGTCTGGTCCCCATGCAAGGCCTCCAGTTTTTCCCATTCCTTGGCCTGGGTAGCACGGATGAAGGCCAACGCCTCGTCAGGGAAGATCGCCCGCTCGCGGTCAAAGCTCTTGCCGTCAATGTGAGCATAGGAGTTTGCCAACAGAACAGCTTCGATGGCATTTTCAAAGGCGGCTTCAGAGGTGGATTTCATACTGCGGTCCTTGCGATTCGCTTTCTCAACCAGAACACCATTACCTGAGCAAACTCCGGCAAATCACCGGCCTGAGTGCCATCCCACCTCTTCAATTCTTGCGCTGCGTTCAGGGTGCCTTTCCCCAGCCTCTGTTTGAACGCGTCGAGAACGGCCTTGCGGTTGCGTACAAATCGAGAGCTATTGAGGTTGAGCACTTTGTTCAAGTCTGTGTTGATGGCTTCATTATCAGACTGAATGCGGCCATCGCCCAAAAACGTGATCTGCCGCTCGATAGGATGGGTGGGATCACACAAACTGAAACACAAATCATCATTGCGTTTGCGTGTGTCGCAGTGATGGTTTCGCTCAGGCTGACCATGACCACCAAGACAGGCGCCGTGTAAATTGCTGAAGTCGATCTGCCTTGCTTGGTGACGCGCTTGACATTGCCAGTGCTCGATCTTCATACCCTCGGGCGTAGCGTGGATACGCGACTGGCAATAACAGCACAAGCCACGCTGCTCAGCCACCAACGCCTGCCGCAAGGCCTCCTTGTCGGCATAGTTGTCGTAGTCGGCATGCGGTTGCTTCCGATGTTGGGTCAGGCTGGCTGGTTCCGGCCCTTTCTGGATGGTCCGCAT